TAATATATATCACATATCGGTGGATCTTCATCCTGCAGCAGTTGTATGCTTCTGCAGAGAAATGACTCGCCAATGCCACTAAAACCCCCAACATTAATCAGCCTGTCATTATGAACATAGCAGATAAGGGCCGGTTCAGCCTGACTAGACTTCCCACGATGGACAAGAACTACCCTGCCAATTGTCGGTTGTATCATCTTTTCAATCCTCCTTTAAGGTTGTTTGTATTGGGTGATTTTCCAGTAAGTTCAGCTAACCTGTCTCCGCGTACTGACTGTGCGCAGTTTACTGGAATTGATTAACCTCCTACGCCTTCAGCACCTTCTTAATCTTTACAAAGATTTCTTCCCTCTTAACCTCATGTTGCACGAATCCCTTCGCCAACCGTCCGGTTATCATGCTGAAGGAGAAAGGCTCTCCAGGGGTGTTGAGGCCGAGGGCTTCGCGGAGCTTGCCGAGGGCAACATTCTTCCCCTTGCCCATATCCAATTCCCCGGAATCGGTGAGGTCCAGCATAATGCCTTGTTTGCAAATGATTTTATCCCGGCCGCAGAAGGATTTAACCGATTCGTCTTGGATTTCCCACTGGATATCGAGGGCCAGTCCGGAGACAGATGGATCGTCTCTCTTCTGCCAGGTTCTGCAATCTACTTTTCCTGCGAGAATCATATATCCGTCGCCAGACATATTATCGGGGGGATTAATGAGGGAAGTGTCGTTGGAATTGGTTACGGTTTGGTTTAAGAATTGGTCTGCATCAAACATAGGTGTTACCTCTTATTGAGTTGTTGGTTTGGGCTTATGCCCGGTTGTTACTGCTTGCTGCTATCGTAGTTCTTTTATCTCTGCTTTTTTACAGGCTTCCAAGCGGTAGAAACTTGTTGAGGATTCGATTGGAGAGGCTCGGAAGATTAAACAATCAGCACCACCTTTCTTCAGCATCAACGACACACAATTCATACACTTATCAGCCCCGCAATTGATTTTAATAGCGAGTTCGGTCATTATTAACCCTCCCCTCCATAAAGCTCTTTGCTACTTTCTTCGGCGTTCGGATTTCTCGCATTGCTTGCCGAACTTCCCCGCCGACTTTCTCCCCGTACCAGAGCCTAGTCCAGCACTCTCCGGCGCGGTTGAGATAGATCTGTGTTGTTGTGCGTATATTAGACATTATCGCCTCCCTCCCCTCTTCTCCCATTTATCCAATATCGCCCGGAAATCCGGATTATTCTTATTACTGATCGGCAGGTTCCTTGTTTTAACATCTGCCAGCGCACTCGCCGTATCCCAATACCACTTATCCACATTCCTTACGGTTAGGATAGCGTCTGAGAACATCGGAGCCAGCTTCGGCGGAAGTTTCTTCCCAAGGGTGCTGACCATTAACTTAACCCCGCCTAGGACCTCATCAACTTCCCGCTCGACGTGGGAGAGCAAGACGAAATGGCAGATGCAATCATCGCAGATCTTACGGAGGAAGTTCTCCAGGAGATTTTGCGCCAGCCCCCAGTCTTTTTGGTCCCGGTCTGCTTTGCCGCCGACAACCGTTTTCATAGCTGCGTTGGAGAGGCCGGTTAATCCGTCGATTACAACTGCTTTATCCGCTCCGAATGTGTCAATACAGCCGTAGGTATTCCCAGCATCATCCGTCACGTTGTTGAAGGTGCGGAGGAATTGCTCGAACTGGTTGTACTTACTGCGGTTCGGATCGGACATCTTTTTCAAGCTTTCATAGGCCAGCTTGTTGACGTAGCCCACGGAGTCTGCCATATCCCCCCAGGTCGAGGAAGCAGACTTAACGGTTATGATGTGGAGATTGGAAGGGACGGGCTTGCCACTATCCGCCCAATATCCGATTAAGGACTCAGTGCCAGCTTCGAAGGCGAAATAGAACGTCTCTATTCCAGCATCGACTAGAGTCCCGATTGAGTGGGTCTTGCCCGTACCTGTTGGCCCCATCAGGAGGATGTTCACTCCAGGAAGGGTTGTTGGCGCGGGAGCGCTGTTGTCGGCTCTTACATCAGGCATTGGTTATTGCCTCCCTTTGTTTCCGATAGAACCCTTTTGTATGGGTTGCGCGTTTTGCGGCTTTTATCATAGCCTTACCACGCAGCCTTCCCTGCATATGCCTGATTCTGTAACTCTCCTGCTTAGAGCGTGTTACACGACCCGGAACACTCCAATCATACAGGCAAGAAATCCACACCAGAGTAACAGTTTCTTCAGGCGCTCGCTGCAGTTGTTTATATTTCGCATTTTTCGGTGTTGCCATCTTCTTCAATCTCCTTTTCAATATTACCAATTAACAGCAATAGTTCATACCTCAGTACCCCTTCCGGGAAATCCTTATGCAGGCCGACGAAGGTAGTATCCCAGATCGAACCGGGAAGCCTTCCGGCGAATAGCTGTCGGGGCTGACACTTCCCACAAACCCCGACCATTGCTTGCCAATGCCTAGGCCCATCCCCCTCTGTTGGTAATCTCGCATACACTTCTCCGCAGCTATCACAATACCACATGAAGTTGGCTTGCCAGGAGAGGTGCGGCGGGATGGGGGATTGGCCAAGGTATTTCCCGTTTATAATATAGAGGCGTTTCATGGATTATTTCCAGCTCGCCTCCCACTCTTCCACTGAGACTTCTCTATGAGACATCGGGTCCCAGACCCTTCGTTGGAAATCCGCTTGCAAGACCTCATACGGGTTCTTGGACTTGCAAACTCCTCGAAAGGGGCAGCCGCCGTAGTCGTTGCAAGCGGGTTCGAAGTTCCTGTCCCAGGGGTTGCCAGAGCGGACGCAGGCTCCGTCGAGGGACTTCCGAGGTTCGAAGGTCTGCTGAGAATACATTCCCAACATTCTGTCAATGTCCCGATATAGCATTTCCTCCCAACGATCCAATTCCCAGCCCGAGCGGTAGGTGATTGCTTGCTGAGTGTCGTACTTGGACTTGAGGATAGATATGCCACGGACGATGGTTCCCTGCATAGGGACTCCGATTCTTCGACCAGCCCAACAATAGCTAGTGAACTGCGATCGCAAATCCCACTGCGCGCCCCACTTCTGCCCGAGCTGGGTGGTGGTCTTCTCGTCGAAGTTGAAGACCGCCCCGGCAAATTCCGCGACCATATCCGCCCGACCGGAGAACAAGAGGGGATTGCCGGAGGTTGGATGCTGGCGGTCCAATGGTTCTGCGAAAGAAAACTCAATCCCCCGGCGACCGCTTGGCAAGGTTATTGGCTCGGCTCCGTCTTGGCCTAGGGGATAAGAGGCGAGGTAGAATTCCAGCGCTCCACACATCCTATCCAGGTCCTTGGCGGAATCCGAAGGGCACTCGAAATCCCCGTAGTCGGTTATCAGCGCCTGCAGTCCCATTGCCTCGGAATCCGGCTGATTCATCCCTTGTTCATAGAAACACTTCCTGGCGATTTCAATTCCTTTGGCGAAGGCGCCTCCTGCTATCAAATGCACCGATTCGAAGTTCGGCTTCCAATGCTCGATGTAGGTCAAATAGCCCTTCCAAGGGCAGGCCCGGAAATCGGAAAGCATGGAGGAATCGATTACCGGGGGGAAGGAAGGGATTATACCTAGTTCCGCACGGGCTTCGGAATATTGCTGAGTCATACCATTTCCTCCCAATTAACGTGCTTGGAGAGCTGCTCGTAAGTCAGAAGGCAAAAGATTCTGATTTTATTATGATATGCAGCAAGCTCTTTACCCTCAACTAGGGCTTCGGGGTATGCTTCGACCATATCTGGATAAAGGATCTGAATTTCCCTGTAGTTATGCGCTAGATAGCGGATCGGCTCTGTTTTCGTTGGGCAAGTGCTGAGCCAATCCGCCAGCACTTCCAATTGTTCTTTTCCATTCATCTTTTTGTCTCCCTTTTGTCGCTGTTTGTGCTGCTAAATGGTGATGAGAGGCAGGATTTGAACCTGCGCGTTCGCTCTATAGTATGTTCTGCCATTATTTCAGGCAACCTCGCTTCCAGCTCACTTACGAGGGTCTTAGCGTCTACCAAGTTGGCTTCAAAGCGTTTTACGGCTCCACCAACATTCCGCCACTCTCATCATACTTCCTAAAGTCCGGCCAATTCCCCGAGCATTTCCTCTGAATTAATAACCTTCTTACTCGTCCCTTTTGCCTTCGCCTTCGTCGTTGCGGAAGTCCGCAAGGTTCGGAGGTAAGCGATTGCTTCCCGCATTTCCGGCATGGAGAGAGTGCCGGCGGCTGCCTTTGCCCTCCAGGTTACGAGTTGTTCTTTGATGTCGATTTCCGGTTCCATTCGTTCGGTCTCCTATTTGATTGTTTATGTATCATACCCGATTCCCCCCAGCCATGGAAGAATTATTTTAGGGTGCTGGAAAGAATTATACCCTACCGAGATAGAGGCGCTTCTTCGGGCGAGTGCAGGCAACGTACAAGCACCGGTATGCCTCCCCGCGATTCCGATTCAGCAAGATATCATTCCAGACCACAAAAGCGGTGTCGTAGGTACTCCCCTGCGCTCGGTGTGCAGTTATGGCGTAGGCGTGCTTGATGGAATGGAAGGCGTCCTTGAATTGCCAATAGTCGCGCCAGCGCCGGGGGTTGAGCTTTGCATCATTCGCTAGGTTGTGTAGACGTATTTGCTCGTCTATGGATGAATCGGGATGCAATACCCACAAGGATATGCGCTTGTTTTCATCCGTTATGAGGGATATGTTATAGCATTTAAAATCGGAATACTTCGGATGGGAGCCTATTGCAATGCGTTCAATAACTCCTTCATCATCCGTGTGTCCGATCATCTGCTTCCCGTCCTTTAATACGTCGTTGGCCGGGGCGGTTAGCAGCACTCGGTCCCCCGGCAGCCAGCGCTCGGACATGGAATTGTCGAAGAGCTGCGCGCGGATCAATCGGTTGAGGGAATCGACGGT